ATCTCATGACATGCATGTGGTGCCTATCGTTTTGGTTCGCATGTATGGCCGTTGTCCTGATGCTGTTTGAGAGTACCAGGCCAATTTGGCTATTGACCGCAATTATGTTGTCGCTGAGTGCCGTCGCTGGCATGCTGAGTGAGAGGTTCACGTAAATGGCTCTGCTCAGACGCAAAGTTGAACTTGAAGAAGAGTTCAGTAATGGTCGCCATGCAAGACGTACAGGCGGACCATGGGGAACAGCACATGACGGTAAACGACAGCAACGCGCATTGTTGGCAAGTGCGACAAATATTCTCAACGCAGGCATGGTCAACAATGTAGAAGCCAAACGACTGCCGAAACTGCGTCAAGCATGGCAAACAGATGCCTGGGCTTATCGTGATTCAATCGGTGAATTGCGTTATGCCACGACATATCTTGGGAATGCGGCGCGGCGCATCAAGTTCTATCCAGCAGCATATGTACCTGATGAACTTGATCCATTGCCATTGTCTGAGATTCCAGATTGTCCACCAGAAGTCATTGCGGCCGCTGAAGATGCAATGTTGCGATTGGCTGTCAATCCATTGGCGATGGGCGGCATTGCTCGCGACGTGGCTGAGAATTTTGAAGTCGCAGGCGAGTGCTGGTTGATTGGCTGGCCGCCTGGCAAGGCACCATCTGGCGACAATGACGATGAGCTCTGGGAGATCAGAAGCATCAATGAAGTCAAGGGCGACAATGAGGGTCGTCTGATGCTCAAAGAAGCAGGGATGCAAGGGCAAGGTGAGCCGATCCCAGAGCAAGCATTCGCAAGTAGGCTTTGGTATCCGCATCCAGGCAGCAAGGCACTAGCAGATTCACCGTTTGCCGCCATACTTGATCTTTGTGAGGAATTGCTGATCCTCTCGCGCGATATTAGAGCAGCTGGACGCAGCCGCTTGGCGAACAACGGCTTGCTACTCTTGCCTGATTCACTCACTGTCGTCAAGGCAAATGTTGCTGAAGACGCACAGGACAGCAATCAAGATGAATTCTTGCAGGAATTGGTTGCTGCTGGGCAAACAGCAATACAAGATGAGGGTAGCGCCTCAGCAATCTTCCCAATTCTGGTTCGCGGACCAAAAGACGATCTTGCCGCTGCCAGACAACTAAGGCTTGAACGTCCTGAAGGCCAGAGATCACAAGATAGAACTGAACTCATAGGTCGCATGGCGACTACACTTGACCTACCCGCAGAAGTTTTGACAGGCAAAGCTGATCTGAATCACTGGACGGCATGGTCTGTTAGTGATGACACATTTACAGACCACATTGAGCCGTTGGTCATGGTGCTCGATGATGCGTTTGTAGCTGGATATCTGCGGCTCATGCTGAAAGCGACTGCTGGTGTCCCAGTTGAATGGGTCAATCGTGTTATCATCTGGCATGATGCTACACGATTGGTACGGCATCCAGATAGGAGCCAAGATGCACTACAAGCATATGACCGATTTGCGCTTTCCCAAGCGGCGCTCCGTGACACGATGGGATTTAGCGACAGCGATGCTCCGCCTGAGACCGAAATTCTTGAGAGATTGGTTGTACGTCAAACTAGGCTTGATCCAACCATTGCGGCCCAAATCATCAAACGCATGGATAGTAGCCTTGACGTCTCTGCGGTTCAGTCGCCAGGAGCGGGCTCCGCCCAGCAAGGACAGGGAACTAGTCCCCCATCCGCAAAAACTGGCCCACAGGATGGTCTGCCCTCTCCATCCCCCGCTGGAGAGCCACCAGGTGGATCATCCGGTGGGCCACCTCAAGGTGGACAACCACAACAGGCAGCGCCTGCGAATACACCAACTGCGAGCGTGCTCCCAAAAGCACTAACGGCCGCCAGTCATATCGACCAAGGCAGCCGCAAACTCGGGCGCATTGAAAATGATCTGATGTCAAAGGTTCTCACAGCTGCGAATGGCGCTATGGCAAGAGCGCTGGAAAAAGCAGGTGCGAGAATCAGAACGCAAGTGAGTAAGACGGCATCAGGTCGCGCTTGGTGTAGTACACACAAAAACATTGAATTGCCATTCATCATCAGCAATTCCATGATGGCCGCTGCTGGACTTGATGAGCAGCACTTACTCAACGGCGCATGGGCGCAGCTAAGAACTGAATGGGAAACATATATGGAGGATGCTGATAGCGACACATTGAATACGCTTGCCAAAATGCTCAAGGTGAGCCCTGATGCTTTGGCTGATAAAGCAGATGTTCTTTCAGAATATGCAGATTCTGGTTGGACTTGGCTTGAACAACGACTGAACAGAATTGGTCACAATTTCCTCAGTGACGCTCAATCACTAGCCGGTAAGGATGAGGAAATCACAACAACTGATTTGGTTGACTGGGGGACAATCAAAGAGGCAATCAGTCGTGCGGGTGGTCAGCCATCGGATACAAGCGCAGGCTTGACGATTGGCGAAGATCCAACGACACCGCCTGACGCCATGACTGGATTGACGAATGGCCCTGTAGTCACAGACACCCTCTCAGAGGGTGGTTTGGAGATTGCCAGTTACACCTGGATTCACGGTACAACGCCGACTCCATTCCCGCCACATGAGGCGCTTGATGGAACTGAATTCGGTGACTGGACTGACGATGTCCTGACCAATGACGGTGACTTTCCTGATCGTGATTATTATATGCCTGGCGATCATGATGGTTGTACCTGTGATTTCCAGATCAATTGGTCTGGTCAAGAAGCAGAGACAGAAGCAGAAATTGCGGCATCTGGTCAATTCTATGAAGGTCAGCCTCGTGCTGAAGGTGGCAAATTTGGTGAAGGCAAAGAGGCTGGCGATGAAAGGTCAAAAGCAGATCAAGTAGCTGAAGCCAAAGAATATGGCATGCATCCTGCCACAGCTAATCGTCTGTACAATGAAGGCACACTTGAGGATGCAATAGCGACAAGCCAAACACTTGCGCCGCAGGAGCAAATTGATCAGGCACGCAATGATGCTACTGCCAAATATGAGGCAGCTCAAGCGCAAATAACACCAGAAGACAAAGCAGCTGCTGAGGAACGCCATGCGGCATCGAATAGGGCGGGTGGGGATGACCGGCCAGATTACCAGACGCGGCGTGGCTACTGTGACAAATTGGTTAGTGAATTTGGTGACGGCAATACTGCTCCTTGTACATGGTGTGGTCGGACATTGGTGGCTGATACAGTCAGTCTTGATCGTCTTGTGCCAGGTAGTGAGGGTGGGCCGTACAAAATGTTCAACCTCATCCCAACATGCTACGACTGCAACAACTGGCGAAGTGATACAGACTTCAATACAACAATGAAGAATGCTCTTGCTGCTGGAGAATCAATGGCTGCTGCTGGAATATCTCCACCAGGCAAGGAACCAGTTGTACCATTGGGTACATGGGTAACTGCCAAGTGTATTGGCTTTGGCGGTGACTCAGATCATGCAAGTCCAGATGAGCCGACGGGCATTCCACTTGAGCAAGTTAGTGGACAACTTGATGGTTACTATGTCGGCACGTTTGACTATTTCAAGCACATCGTAGCTGGATATGATGTTGATCCTGCTACAATTCAAACGATTGAGGCGCCGGATGCCGTGGCACAAAGTACTGAATAGCAGTCAGTGTTCTTCAGATCAGCCATGGGCGGTCGTGAAGGATAGTGACGGCAGTTTGGCTGGATGCCATGCAAGTGAAGCTGACGCAGACAAGCAATTGGCTGCTCTGTACGCGAATGAGGCGAACATGACAAACTTGGTCGAGCAATTCCAGCAGGGCAATCCACAAGCGCTGATTGACTGGTACAATGAAGGCGCTGATGGCCAAATTGACTGGGGAAGCGATGGTGATTTTGAGCAATGTGTCGCCATAGCTTCAGATCATGGACTTGAGAGTCCTGAGGGATTCTGTCAAGAGCGACACATGGACGCAACTGGTGAAGCGGCAGGCAAAGGAGCGCATGGAGGTGCGAGCGTGACTGTCAAACAATTCGGCGCACATGCAGCGCATACAACAGCAACTGATGATGAATCAGACTGGGATGCCGCCGCTGCTCTGAGCAATGTCAATGCGACGCCAGAGAATCTCAAGGCGATGCATGCGTATTCGGACCCAGAGGGCGATCCTGAGGCAAAAGGCACATACAGTTTCCCTCATCACAACGTGAATGCCGACGGTTCTGTGGGCGCGGCCAATACCTCTGCGGCATCGGCTGGGATTGCGGCGCTGAATGGTGGTCGGAGTGGCCATTCATTAAGCACAGATGACAAGGTCGGTGTTCACAACCACTTGGCCAAGCATCTTGAGGACGCCGGCAAAGAAGCACCGCCACTCAAGGGTGCGGGTGCCAGCGAGCAGCGCTCCAGCACCAATCCGGCCAATCAGACATCAGCAATCACGGCTGATGTTATCGTCGATGATGTAGCGCCTCCCATTGAGGTTGCTGAGGATTCGTCGTTTGAAATGCCGATCATGGCCATTGAGGGTGCATGGACAGGTGACTGGCGATACATCGAGCCAGGTGCATTGTCGTGGCGTGGACTGCCAATTCCTGCCATGGCATTGACCAAGACGACATTCGACCACAATGATGCCGAATTGGTCGGCAGGATTGATGCCATTGACCGTGGACAATTCGGTGAAGAAGATCTTGATGTCCGTACTGGTCAGCCCTATGCGGATGGCGCCGGATTCATCAAGGGCAATGGCAAGTTCACAACAATGGAGGATGGCAAGCACATTCAGTCATTGGTTAAGGATAAGTTCTTGCGTGGCGTGAGTATTGACCTGGGTGACACTGTCAGTGACTATGTCTGGGTCTATGCTGACGGCACAGAGGTCCCAGAAGATGAAATGGATACATGGGACCTATTTGACTTGCTGTTTGGCTTCACTGCTGACGGTGAGGAAGCAAAAGACCAAGAGATGTTCCTGGCTGAGAAGATTCGCTCTGGGCGTGTAATGGGCGCGACGATTTGCCCGTTCCCCGCATTTGAGGGCGCATATGTAACTGTCGGAGATGTCGCAATGGCGGCAAGTGCAGCGATGGATGGTGAGAGGATGCCAAGCGTGAATGTCGTGCGCGTGGTGAGCAATCGTCAGGCTCATGGCTTGACTGCCGCTGCGCCAATCAAGCCGCCAGCGCCGTGGTTCAAAGACCCTGAGTTCGATGGGCCAACGGCGATCACCATTGAGGACACTGGCCAGTTTTATGGTCACCTCGCTATCTGGGGCCAGCAACATATGGGCTACCAGGGCAGGCGCGTGATACCGCCACGTAGCAGAACTGACTACGCATACTTCCACACCAAGAGCGTCATGTGTGATGATGGCCAGCTCATTCCGACTGGTCTGGTCACCATGAACACCGGCCATGCTGAGCTCTGGCAGGAAATGGATGAAGCCAAGGCGCACTACGACAATACAGGCTATGCGTGTGTTGACGTTTGTGCTGGTGAGGACGCATACGGCATCTGGCTTGCCGGCGCTTTGCGCCCAGACGTTGACGAATTGAGCATTCGTCGTCTGCGTGGCGCAACGCTGTCTGGTGACTGGCGTGAATACGGCGCTGGTTCAGAATTGATTGCGGCACTCGCAGTCAATGTGCCTGGCTTCCCAATTGTCAGGCCAAAGGTACGTGTGGCTTCTGGCCGTGTGTATTCAATGGTCGCTGCCGGTAGAATCACTGCAGTTGATGCGGAGCGTCTGCGCGCGCGTGGACATCGCAGTGAAATGGCAGCAAAGGGCGTTCTCATGGAGGTCAAGCCTGATCCAACGCTGGTCGCGGCAACGCAAATTCTTGATCGTCAAGCGCGGCGTGCGCTGCGTGAGGAAGTACATCCAAAGTAGGTCACACGATCACGTTCTCCATAGTTTGAACGATGATCCCACCCAACCCACAACCATTGGAAGGTGAGATCAAAGTGGGATGGAAGGACGACAACCAGCAGAGGCTTGAGAATCTGGAGACAATGTCGCCAGAAGCTCTGTCCAAGCTGGAAGATGAACTTGTCGATGAATTCGACAAGATGGACACTGGTGGCGGGACCAATCTCCAGGACCTTGGTGATTGTGCGAGTGCAATCACCGCCGTGCGTGAGCAGAAGAGTTCACGTGAGGGTGCCCTGAGCGATCTGCGGTCCCAGGTTCACCCTGAGGGTGAGGGTGAAGATGAATCAGCAGACGAGCCAGAGCCAGAAGAGGCATCAGCTGAAGAGGATGATGAATCCTCTGACGATGAGCCAGAGCATGTTCTGGAAACTGTCGCTGCGTCAACCAGCAAGGCAGTCGTCATCAATCGGCCATCGCTCACACAAGTGAGCAAGGCGGCTGGCAAGACGGCTGCGACCAGACGCAATGGCGGTCTGCGAGTCAGTACTCGCATGGTTGCCGCTGGTGATATTCCTGGCTTTGGTGTTGGTCAGGAAATCACGTCGTCAGAGCAATTGGCCCAAGCATTCGTTCGCAAGCTTCAGGGCTTGGGTCGCAGTGGTACTCCTGACGATGTGCTTGTTGCATCGTTGATCAAGGAATACCCAGAATCACGTCGCCTTGAGCCAGAGAATGCGGCTCACAACGACGCGATCATGACGGCTGCGACATTGCCAAAGAACCTGGTCGCATACGGCGGTATCTGTGAGCCTGTGGCTGTCGATTATTCAATCGACATTATCGGTTCAACAGCGCGGCCATTGCGTGACTCGCTGCCGGCATACGGCGCATCGCGCGGTGGTGTGCGATTCAATCCACCGCCGGCACTGTCCTCGATCACGCCGCCAACGCCATGGACATTGGCCATGGATACTGGCGGCACGGCAACCAAGTCGTGCATGGTCGTCGCGTGCGGCACCCCGCAAGAGGCAACTGTGTACGGCATCCCGGTGTGTGTCAAGGTCGGCAATATGATGGGCAAATTCAGCCCTGAAATGATCCAGGCACAGACTGGGCTACTCGATGTCGCTGCTGCACGTACGGCAGAAATCTCGTTGCTCCAGCTGATTGATTCTGGATCAATTGCTCTGACGTACACCGGTGGTACGCAGAACCTTGGCGCATCACGCGACATCTTCCTGTGCATCGACCAGATTGTTTCCAGCTACCGATACAGGTACAGGCTGGAAACAGAGCAATTGCGCTGCCCGATTCCGGCATGGGTGCGGGATATGATCCGTGCCGATCTGGTAATGGAGATGGCCCATGATAGCAATGGGCACGATCCTCGCGCAATTGCTGACGCGACAATCGTCAGCTGGTTCAGCGCGCGGAATCTCACGCCTGTGTGGCTGCTTGACACAATCGCTGGTGTTCCGGCGCAGGCTGCCGGTGCTGTCAACCCATTCAATGCAACATTCGTCATGTACCTCTATGCAGAGGGAACATGGCAATTCCTGGATGGCGGCAGCATCGATCTTGGTGTTGTTCGCGACAGCACGTTGAACGCGACCAACGATTACCAGATCTGGCGTGAAGACTTTGAGGGTCTGGCCAAGCGCGGCGTGGAATCTCTCAAGGTCACCGTCACGACCAAGGCGATGGGCGGCTCTGTGGGAACCAAGGCTCCGGCCTAATCTGACCTCCATGGTTTGAGGAGGCCATGATGACGATAATGGATGTGGAGTACTCAATCACAGCGGCAGCACCTATGCCGTTGGGTCCAGGCGCATCTGGTTATGGTGCGCCGGTTGAGCCTCCAGCTTTGGTCCCACCACCGGTCAACTTGGTGCGGTCGTCACGGAATCCAACCGATCCAGCAGAAACTCGATGGACAAATGGCTTCAGATATTTGCCATTGAGTAATGGTGAATTGGCCATCTATGACGACTGTGGAATACATCCTGGTGTCAAGGTTCCAGTCAACAAAGACACCGCTGCTCTTCCATGGCAGCCATACGTGCTAAGTGCAAAATTCACATGCTCAGCAATGGGCTCAGATGTGAATGCGCTCAAGGCACGCGCAGTAGGACTGCTTGAAGCAGCAACGCCAAAGTTGCTTGAATATGAGCTTTGGCATGGTTCACTTGCACAAACTGCTGGATGGAGCAATCTGTATTTCGAGCAGCCAAGCGGCGTTGATGTCTACACTGCTGCGTCGATCAATGACGCAATTGGTACGCTTGAGCAATACCTGGCCGAAGTTGCATATGGTGGACGTGGAATGATTCACTGTGCACCATATCTATCGCCATATCTGCAACTTGCTACTCGCAGAGAAGGCAATCTGCTATTGACGAATCGCGACACGATCGTGGTTCCAGGTAGTGGATATGGCCAGTATCCGGCAGTGATCGTTCCAGCCACAGGTGCTACTGCGGGCGCGCCTGGCGCGTTCACACCCGCAGGATGCACAATACCGCCAAACTTTGGAGCAATGACAGGCATCGTAGCAAGTCCAGCTACGGCATGGACCGCTGGCCAATACGTTGTATTGGGCGATGCTAGTCACGCTGCTTGGAATGGTACAGCTTGGGTGGTTGCTGCTGGCATAGGATTGCTTGAGGGGCAGTCAGAGTCCGTAGTACCATACGCTCCACCGCCAAAGCCGACAGGTCCATACAAATTCTTTGCCACTGGAATCACTGATGTGCGGTTGGGTGATGTCCTAACGTGGCCACAGGATTTGAATCAAGCGATCAACCGCAGTACAAACACCGTCGACATTCGTGCGCAAAGATACGCATGTGCGTCATGGGACGGCGTTGCATTTGCTCGTGTCGATCTGACCTTCACGCCGTGAGGAGGCAAGCATGGCAAACAAGGCTGGCGCCTCACTGCAATGTGCGGCAGTCAGGGTAACGGCACTTGATTTTGATGGGTCTCCGTCGCCAGGTAACAACATGTACACCAGCGACCAACTCACCAAGATCGACTTCAACCCAGACATGGAAGCTGGCCAAGAAGTCAGCAACCGTGGTGCATCAGGCAATCTCTGCGTCGTGTACCGCACACCGGATTTGCTCAAGCGGCTCACGATTGAACTTGAGCTCTGCGTTCCTGATCCTGAGCTGGAAGTTCTGCTCAGTGGCGGAGATGTTCTGTACAAGGTCAGTGCGCCAACTGATGTTCAAGGCTGGGCATATCCACGTTTGATGACTGACCCAACACCCAATGGCGTCAGTGTGGAAGCCTGGACGCGATACATCGTTGACGGCGCGCAAGACCCGCAACAGCCATACCTGCATTGGGTTTTCCCACGCATGTATTTGCGCAAGGGCAACAGGACAATCGACGTCAATGCGATGGCCAACGTCTATGATGGGTATGCAATTGAGAATCCATCATGGGGCGACGGCCCGGCAAATGACTGGCCGTATGCGAGTGACAAGGTTGTTCAGGCAGCATTCGCATCTGGTTTGCCGGTCATCCAAACAGGCACGATCAAAGTGCCTGGTCCATTGGCGACTGGTGCTACATCTGGTTCGCCTGGTACTTGGACGCCAACAGGTTCTGGTACGCCAGACAACTTCACCGCGCTGTCGACTGCTGCTCCGGCAATCACTGCTTCACCAACGACGCTATGGACATCAGGCCAGTACGTTGTATTGGGCGACGGTTCAAATGCGTACTGGGATGGCAGTGCCTGGCAGCCAGGTGTAGCGCCGTAGGAGGCAGAACAATGACGACGCCTGTCCTTTGGGCTGATCCAGCAGTCGTGACCACATATCTAGGCAGTGATGCGCCTGCGGCTGGTGATACTGAAGGGCAGGCGCGTCTCAACGATTCTTGCGTATCTGCGACTGAGATCTTGTATGGCTTGAGTGGTCGGCAATTCCCAGGCATAATTGCTGTGACTGGTTGTCGCCCCACATCGCGGCCTGAGCAAGTTACAGACTTTGTCTGGGCGAGCTCATTGCGCAGGATGTACGGATGGGGGTGGGGATATTCATCAAACTGGCTTTGGGGAACATGCGTTGGTTGTCAATACAGCGGTTGCTGTAGTCCATACATGATTGGATTGGGTCGCAGTCCATTGGTTAGCATCGAGCAAGTTACAATCGATGGTACTGCATTAGCCTCAACAGCATACCGTATTGATGATGCAAAATGGTTGGCGAGGCAGGATGGTCATGGTTGGCCTACGTGTCAGAATCTCGGTGCTCCATTGGCCGACAAGAACACGTTTGGTATAGACTTCACATTCGGCCAAGACCCACCACAATCGGGCAAAGATGCTGCTACAGTGCTGAGTGCTGAATGGTACAAAGGTTTGACACCAGCATTAGCAGGCTCATGCGCGTTACCAAAGCGCGTCTCATCCATATCACGACAAGGTGTGACTCTGGCTGTTCTTGATCCAATGGCCTACATTCAGAAAGGATATACAGGTATAGCATCTGTTGACATGTTCATCAAGGCAGCCAATCCCAAGGGCTGGGTCAGAAAGCCCATGGTTTACAGTCCAGATACTGTGAACATCGCACGACGGCAAACGTGGCCATAGGAGGACAAATGCCACCTCGTCAACGCAGGCTCGCAGCATATGCGGGTACGTCGGAAGGTCAGCCGCAGCTGGATGTCGATGAACTCCAGAAGTCTCTGGATGCTCATCAGGAGCAGTATCGCATCCAGGCTGACGCCAATGCTGAAGCAGCGGCGAACAGTGCGGCGTCTGGCTCAGGTATTCCAGCTGAAGGTCTGCCGACGCTGGATGACTCAACACCATCAGCGTCGCCTGGAAGTAAGGCCAAGCCGGCAAAGGCAACAAGCAACGCCTGAGTCGATTCTGGGGGCAACATGGACATCTACGGTGCAGCGACAAAATTGCTGGACCTGGTTAAGCAGCAATTGACGACTGCTGGGGTTGTCTTGCCTGACAGAGTCTATGTTGCCCCTGGTGTTGACTTAGCACTTGACTGCGAACAATTGACCGTACACCTATCCCGCATTATCTCCAATTTCCAAGGACAAGATACGCCATATCCAGTTATGACTCACAAGCTACTGCGCAAATCTGCTGAATTCTATGTCACATTAGCGCGCTGTGTACCGTCAATGAATGATGATGGTTCACCACCGCCAGTTGCTGATATGGATGCTGCAGCTAGCGTAGTCATGAAGGATATGAGAGAACTTCGCAGAGCGCTCGAACAAATTGAGCATCAGCATTTGATGATGCCTATCAATGTGCCTGTGACAATTGGCCCAGCGACAACAATAGGGCCATTAGGCGGCATTGCGGCATCACAAGTTTCATACACCTGCGAATTCACAGATGCTGCTGGCGGGTGGGTGGGGTAAATGGCTGGCGGCGTTGAAGTCAAATTTGTAATTGATAATGCAGCACTCAATGGCTTGCTGCGAGGTCCAAGCGGGCCTGTATACATCAACATGCTTAAGCGTGCTGATATACTCCAACGTGCTGCTAAGGCACAAATACCGATTGGACAAGATGTACCGCGGACCAGTCGAGGCCATTTGAAGAATAGCGTCGTCAAACGCATTTATCCAAATACAACTGGTGAAATATTGATGGAGATTTGGGTTGGTAGTGATCATCCAAATGCTTTGCTTCATCATAATGGCACCAGACCGCATCCTATTGAACCAAAATACGCAAAAGTATTGCGGTTTGATTATGGAGGCGATATTGTATTTGCGATGTTTGTACATCATCCAGGTACAGCACCAAACCCATTCTTAACGGACAATTTGCCTCTAGTCACAGCATAGGAGACAAGCATGCCTACCAAGCAATTTAAGTCAAAGCGTGATGCGCGGCCACCGCTTGACTTTGAGCTTGTCTATGAGAAGAAAATTGCTGGCGAATGGGTTGAACAAACAGGCAAATTCAGAGCACGACCAAGTGTGCCTGGTACGACATTACTGCGCATTGCACGAGCAATGAAGAAAGGTCGCGGTGATGATGTTGAGGCAATAGGAATGGCTGCTAGTGAACTCATAGAATTGCTCGAACAAGCAATTCTGCCTGAAGACAAAATTGAGTTCTTTGCTGTACTTGATGATCCTGATACAGCCATTCAAATTGAGACATTAGGAGAGATTCTTGAATGGCTTTCTGAGGAGTATGCTGAAAACCCTACGCAAAAGCCATAGCATTATTGCTATGGGCTGAGTTAAATTGGTCTGATTTTGAAGGTCAATTGATATTGGCTGGTGTTGATTGGAGTGAACTTGACGGAGCAGAATTGGTGAATGTCATTTACACTACAATGGTGAATGATATCACTAATATTGAAACTCCAAGAGGCGAGGCACGCAAAATACTCGATGAAAGACTTGATGAAGTTGATAGACAATACAAGCTACAGAAGGGTATCAAGCCAGAACCTGAGCCATTTGTTATGTCATCAAGTATGATAGCACAAATGGGAATACCAATACACAAACCTCCTCCACCTGATAAGGTTTGAGGCAATGACGGTCGTTGGTGAAGCGTTTGTACGCTTCAAGGCAATAGACGACATCACACCTGCTTTAACAGGGGTGGGTCAAAAGGCTGAGGCAGCAGCAGGTCAAGCTGCTGAAAAGACTTCTGGTCGATTCCGTGCAGCAATGCGCTCAATGGTCGGCACGCTTTCCTCGGCATTCGGTCCCGCATTCGAGCCAATCCAAGAAGTCATGGACAAATTGGATGGTATTGGAGCGGCAGCGCAGAATATGCGCAATCGTGTTGGCAAGTCACTGCTTGGTATTGGTGGTGCAGCGACTGCTACAGGCGTGTTGTTGACGACCATGGGTGACAAAGACAAAATCTCCATGTCTCAACTTCAAAAAGCAGTTGAGAATGCCGGTGGTCAATGGAGTAAATATCGTGAGGAGACTGAGAAGACTGTCAAGCATGAAGAGCATTATGGTCATACTGCTCAGTCGACTGCTGGTGCGTTGAATGTACTGATTACTCGCACAGGCAAAATTGAAGAGTCGTACAAGAACATGTCGCTAGTGACTGATCTTGCGGCCAATAAGCATATCAGTCTGAGCGCTGCTGCCGGCATTGTTGCACGTGTGATGAATGGTAATACACGTGTATTGAAGCAGTACGGTATTGACCAAGCTGCTATTAACAAGCTCACAGATACTGCTGGTAAAAAGGCTAAAGAACATGCAATGACTTTGTTGCAAGAACAAGATGCAACAAATAAGGCTCGCATCATGACGTTGAAGGAAAAGGATGCGGCAATACAAGCAACGTTAGCAACAACAAAAGACAAGGATGAGCGCGCAAAGTTGCATGCAGTATTGGCGAAGGATAGGCTTGAACGTCAGAAGCTGACCGATGCCATTTCACGCAATAAGGAGAAAGAGAAGGAACTCAAGGACGAGATCAAGAATTCAACTGATGCACATGCTAAGGGTGCAGCTGCTGTAGAATTGCTTGCTAAGAAGATGAAGGGTCAAGCAGATGTAGCAGCTGATTCATTCACAGGCAAAATGAAAGAAGCACGTGCGAAGGTTGAAGATTTCATTGCAACTTGGGGCCAGAGACTGGGGCCGGCAATCACAGCTGCTGGCCCAATTCTAATGGGTGTCGGCGCAATCATCGAATCTGGGATTATTGGTAAACTTGGTAAGGCTGTTCAAACGGTCGGCAAATTTATCAGTATCCAAAGGATTGCTGCGGTAGCCACTAGAGTTTGGGCAGCTGCGCAATGGGTGCTTGATGCGGCAATGGATGCCTTTGGTGGTCCAATTCTTTTGATCATTATCGCCATTGGCGCATTGGTTGCGGCTGTTGTTCTGGCATACATGAAATTCAAACCATTCCGTGAGATTGTCAATGCGATTGGTCGTGAGATCAAAACAATCTTCTTGACTGCGGTCCATGCTGTAATAGCAGCATTCAGATGGCTCATCGGTGCATTTGAAGCAGTTTGGAAGACGGTTTGGAATATTGTCAAGCGATATGGCATTTTCATCCTTGCGGCAGTAGCACCATTCATCGGCATTCCATTGATCATCATGCGGTACTGGAAGCAGATCATTGGATTCTTCAGATCAATGTGGTCTACTGTCGCATCAACGTTCAGTCACTTTGTCCAGACGATTCTGAATTTCATTCGCAATCTCTGGACAACTGCCGTCAGCTTTGTCAGACGCATGATCAGTGACATTGTTGGGTTCTTTGCTAGTCTGCCTGGTAGAGCAGCATCTGCTATTGGCAGCATTGTAGGCAGAGTTGTTGGAATCATTTCAAACATGGCGCGCAACGCAGTCAGTGCAGTGAGGAACTTTGTCAGCAATGCAGCAAGTGCTGCAGGTCAATTGATCGGCAAAGTTGCTTCAGCATTAGGCGGATTGGCTGGTACAGTCAGAAGCAAAATCAGCGGTGCATTCAGCAATGTCAAGAACATGATTACTGGTGCATTTAGCGGCGCTGCTGGTTGGTTAGTTGACGCAGGCAGACAAGTTATCGATGGCTTAGTCAATGGCATACAAGGTGCAATTGGCAAGCTTACAAGTGCTGTAGGCAAAATTGGTGGATTGATCAAACATATCAAAGGTCCAAAGGAGAAAGACCTTGTATTGCTGAGTGAAGAAGGCCAGGCAATCATGACTGGTCTGATCAATGGCATCAATAGCAGGATGCCGCATTTGCATGGTGCACTGCGAAATGTAACAAAGAATATCAAGCTTGGGCCAACAGATCTTGGTGCCAGAGTTCCTACTGGTGCGCCTGCGGGAATCGGCAATATCTACAATCTGTTCCCAAATGCGACAATTCATATGGCTGAGGAAAGCCCACAGGCGTTGGCTGATCGTTTGAAGTTTGCGATCCAAGCGAGCAGGATGTAATTATGGCGACAACTGCGCGGCTTGTAGATGAAATAACTGGCGAGTCAATTCAACTTGAATATGACGACAATGATCCACAATGGTGTATCGGGCCAGTTATCACACAGTCAATTGACTATGGCTTTGCTGCACCGCGCGTCGTACAAAGCAACATTCCTGCTGCTAATGGCACCCAAGATTTGACGCAATTCCATGCAGACAAGACAGTCACATGGCAGGGATGGATAAAGCCGACAGACGATAGCCCATTCCCGCAATTGATATGGGACAAGATACGTGGACTTTGTGCACCAAACAGACGTCCATGGCTATATGCGTCGGAAGAAGGATGGAATACAGAACGCAGAATGACATTGCGTGCTGATTCTGTTACATCGCCATTTGATCGTGCACTTGGTCCAATAATTGTTGCTGGTTGTGTTTGGAAGGTTCCATCTGGTGTGATGGAATCTGCTGATCTCCACCAGCAGCAAATACTGATTGGTGGCGCGACTGGTGGTTATTGCATCACAAAGACTGGCTTTTGTATTACTGGTGCAAATGGTCTTTGTCTTGCTGGCGGTCAATTCGGTGGCGCTACAAATGTGTACAATAATGGAACTGTAACAACGTATCCATTCATCACGTTTACAGGGCCTGCGAAGAATCCACGAGTGATTAATATTCAATCGAAATTGGGTATTTATCTCAATACAACATTGTCGCCTAATCAGTTAGTCGTCATTGATAATCGACTGAAGAATGTATATGAACCGGCCCAACCAACACCAATCAACCGTTTGAGCTGGTATGACTTTACAAGATCGTCATGGTTGACGCTTGAGCAAGGTGCAAATCCATTTTCATATTATTCTGATGATGGACTTGGAACATGTTCGTTCTCATGGCGGGATAGGTGGACGTAATGAGTGCTCCTGTTACTCATGGTGATTCAAATGTGCTGTACTTTCAGCCAACGACTGATGTTGCTGATCCAGCGCAAATTTGTTTGACAGGTGCTGATCTGCGGTTGCTCATTGCGACCGTATTCCCATCCCCTGGCGTATTGTCGCTCAATGATTGGACAATTACTGCGCAAAACAGCGCCATTTTGAATATTGGTGTTGGCTCTGCAGTTGTTGCTGGAAATACTGCTGCTGAGCAACGCAGTTACATCGCCAGGAATACAGCTGGGAAGACAATTCAACCACCTGGACCGCCAACAACAAACAACAGATATGACTTGATCTATCTGAAGATACATGACGGTCAGATTCTGCTTGACCATTTGTATGAGTGGCAAGTGAGTTGCGTTTCAGGTGCTGAAGCATCTACGCCTGCTGTGCCTGCGTTGCCTGCTGATTCAATTGCGTTGGCTGCTGTCATTCGTCGGCCTGGCGCAGCAAACATCGCGCCTGCTGATATTACAGATGTGCGCTCAGTTGCTTTGCTGCCATCGCAACCACAAAGTCAGAAATATTGGAAGTCAGAAACTACATCCAGCAGTGCTACATTCACCACAACAGAGGCTCGTGATACAACAGTTCCAGTGCTAGTGGTGAATGTTACAAATGCCGCAACTATATACAGAATCAGAATGGTCCAGCAAGTTAGCAGCAATACTGCTGATCGTACAGTCATAGCGTATGTACGTGATAGTGGTAGTACAGCAACACCAACGACAACCAGCACAGCAGTTGCACAAGGCAATAGAACATGCCGCCTTGCGAACACTGGTGATTCATTGATATATCAAACTGATACGACATTAGCAGTTGGAACACATACATTTGCGCCATTCAACAAGCTTCTGTCTGGTACTGGAACTGGTACAGCATCTGCAAACACAGTTGCAAAGAAGCAATTGACTGTTGAGGTTGTTGGGTAATAATGCTTGATGATGATATGCTGGCTCTCTTGGCCTCTCCCGCAAGACCCAATGGGAATGGCCCAATTGTTGTGCCTGAATTATCAGTGCCACCAGCAAAAACACCAGTCAAGACGCCATGGCAATTGGTTTGCGGTCAAAACAATGTTGGTCCAACGTATGAATTAGCCAATGCAAAAAGTATCTCATTGAATTGGCATGTTGACGATTCAGGATTCCTACAATTCAATATTGATGGAAATGATCCTGCTGTTCAATACATTCAAGAGTTGGTAACAGATATTTGGATGTATAAGAATGGCATTCTCATTGATCGATTCCGCGTTGGTTCTGCTACAGATACGCTTGATGGTGAGGCTGATACATATGATCTTCAAATCAATGCATTCAATTATCGTGAGTGGCTAAAACGACAATTACTACAACCAAGTAAGGTTTGGTCATATCGCAATAGAACACAAGCATACATCATTAATGATTTATACAATAATGTGATTGCGGGGCAGTCTGGGATACATCCAACGTTCACGATTGATACATCGAAGATGCCGACATCGACGGTCAACTTTGATACAACGCCTGGTACGTCTGTGAATGAAGTAATTGGTGTCATGTCAGGCTTTGGGTGGCAAGTATTTCCCAATAGCACAATGGGTTTGACATTGAGAGCTGTTGCTTCATTCTACTACAATTTGAATCCCAATTTTGTGTTGCAATATGGTAGCACGGTTTCAAAGGTGCAACGCTCATACGATACTGCATCGTATGGTAATTCATCAGTTTTCACTGGTGATATGAGCTTGACTCCAATTCAGTCAGATGCAACAGGCATTGCCACTATGCCCCAAGGTCGATTGGGTACAACAGGTTCAGATTCAAACATCAAAGACACTGCTCATCTTTCCAAGGCAGCTGCTGATGATGCGACAAGATCGCAAAGTGTTGTACCAACTTGGCAATGTACAATTGCGCTTGGTGCATGGACTAGTCCATCCGATGCTTGGATTGGTGATATTTGTAAATTCATTTGCCAGAAAGGCACCAGAATCAATATCAATGATCAGTATCGCATCACTGATCTGTCTATTGCGGTGAATGAGGATTCAACCGTAGCAGATGGCGTTGATATTACAGTTGCAAAACCTCCATATATTCCATCGAGTTAGGATGTAATATGAATGGATGTTGCCGAACTGAGTCTGGTTGCATTTGTTGCCGGTGTTGCAGGGGTGATCACGGCAATCGGTGGCGTACTGTTGGCAATTCGCAGCGTTCGTTCCAAGGAACGACAAGCGGCCAAGCAAGAGATAGACCAACTTAGTGGCATGCTATCTGAGGCACGCGATGGCCGCATAGCCGCAGAGATGAGAGTTCATGAATTGGAATTGATAATGGTCAAGGAAGGCATTGCGATACCACAACAAAGGGTGAGTCGACATGGACGCGACGAATCTAGCAGCTAAGGTGTTGAAGACACCTAAGATTGCTTTTGTGGTAGCGGCCATACTCTTGGGAACATCTGTTGGTTTTGGTATTGCGGCAATTGCAACAGCACAAGCTCAATCAACGCCAACGCCAACGCCAAGCATTAGTTTGATACCCGGTCCACCAGGCAAAAACGGCATCAACGGCACTAACGGCACAAATGGCACTAATGGCACAAATGGCCATGATGGTCACGATGGTGTCAATGGCACAAACGGCATCAATGGTCATGACGGAACAAATGGAGTAAATGGTCAACAAGGATTGCCCGGTCACAATGGTACAAACGGCACCAATGGAAAGAATGGCAAGAATGGTTCACAAGGACCACCCGGATCATCAGGTCCGCCTGGGCCTAGTGGGCCGCCTGGTGGCCAAACGTGTCCCTCAGGTTTTGCGCCTGGCACATTGGTATTGAATGCGCCTGGTGGTCAAGTCACATTATATACGTGTCTCAGTGGGTGATGAATGATGAATGAGCGCAGACCTGAAATTATGCAGTTGATGCGATGGTTTGAGTTTGACCATTTGCCACATGGATTATCTCGTGAGGTATCTGAAGATTGTAATGAATTCATGCATCAGATACTTGACCAGATACGCCATGACACACCAGAATTGACTGCTGGATTGCGTAAGTTGCTTGAGGCAAAGGACTGTTTTGTGCGGGCTGCGATAGCGGCACACGAACATGTTGGTGTTGACCATACCAAAGGTGATACATAATGCCGTTGCCTGCTGATCCAATTCTCGCCCAGAAGGAAATTGATCGACGTCTGGGTGTATTGGAGCGCACGCAAACTTCAGTTGGTGGCGTTGGTGGCGGCGCAACGTCACGTTACTATGAGGAATGGCAAACAAATTCACCAGCCATTGCTGCTGGATTGAATGGTGCATTTTCAGTTACGACGCAAAATCTACTTGAAGGTCCATACCCTTCATGTTTCTCAGGCCAAACGTGGACTTGCCCTGATGACAATGTGTACACATTTATTATGAACACATTGGTATCAAATGTTACACCGCCAAATACTGCTCGCATTACATGGCTTATCTGCACCAATGTGGCTACTGGTGGAACAATTTATTGGCGTGAATCAAGAGACAATTACATATCCGGTCTCATAAGATCACAATCAGCACCAATTCGTATGACCAAAGGTACAGTGGTGTATTTTGTGATCTTCAATGGTACAAGTGGACCAATTACATTTTCTACAAGTTTCATTGCTGTAACAACAGGCAGCGGCATCAAGGGTGATACTGGTCTTACTGGTGCTCAAGGCACTCCTGGCGTCAAAGGTGATCCTGGCGTCAAGGGTGATAAGGGTGATACTGGCGCAACTGGTGCGACTGGTGCTCAAGGCCCACCTGGAATACCAGGCACCGGCGCGGCATATATGCAGCGATTGTCTGTTCCAGCCATCAATACGCCATACACAATCAATCACAATTTGAATTCTCTAGTTCCACTTGTGCAATTGTGGGATTACACGACTGGCTCATTGATGCAATCTGAAGTTGCTGTTATTGATGCAAACAATGTGCGAGTAACATTCAACGTACAGCCGCCAAATGATGTTAATGTTGTTGTTGCTGCAGGGATTCCAGCGACAACTCCAAATTTGTCATATAGACACGTGCAATCAACAGCAGCTACAACATGGACAATTAATCACAACTTGGGCTTCAGACCAAATGTTGCAGTTGTTGATTCAACTGGAAATGTGATCTATCCCGGCAATATCCAATACACGAGTTCAACGCAAGTGGTGCTTACATTTTCAGCTGCTGTCGGTGGCGAGGCATACTTGAGTTAGGAGCGAATTGTGCCTACATTCTATGGCGCAGTCGATCTTGCCAAGAACGAATTGCGCAATGCTGTTATTCAAAATCTTGGCGCAGCCCCGGCATCGCCAATTCAAGGTCAATTGTACTTTGATTCAACAGCAAAGATCTTGTATTGGTATTCAGGTACACAATGGGTGGCGGCACAAGGTGGCGCTGGTGCTGTGCCATCGGACACAGTCACCACTGCAGCAATTGGTGATGCTGGTGTACCTGGTTCAAGCACATTGTATTCACGCGGTGATCACAAACATGGAATGCCAGCATTTGGCGCGATCACACTTGAGAATGTATTTGGTGCAACAAAGGGTGATGGTTCAGCACTCACTATTGCACGGTCTGATCACACGCATGGCAATCCAACTCACGATGCAGCAGCCCACTCAACCATCCCGCTAACGGCATTGGCTGTTCCAACAACTTCATTGAATTTGAACAACCAAAAGATTATCAACCAATTAGATCCAACCAACCCACAAGATTGTGCAACCAAGAATTATGTCGATCTTACCACTCAAGGTTTGGATGCGAAACAAAGTGTGAAAGCGGCATCCGCTGGTACAAACCTCACTTTGTCTGGCACGCAAACCGTGGATGGCATTGCACTTGTTGCGGGTGATCGATGCCTGGTCAAGGATCAAACCACCCAATCGGCAAACGGCATTTATGTCGTCGCTGCTGGTGCTTGGGCACGGGCGACAGACATGGATGTTTGGACTGAAGTTCCATCAGCATATACATGGGTGGAACAAGGCACGGTCAATGCAGACACTGGTTGGGTATGTACTGCTGATCAAGGCGGTACATTAGGAACAACAAACATTACATGGACACAATTCTCAGGTTCTGGAGCAATTAGTGCCGGCGCTGGTTTGACCAAGACTGGTAGCACAATTGATTTGGTTGCCGGCGATACATCACTTACTGTCGCTGCTGATTCTGTAATTGTCAATTCATCTGTAATGGCCACAGTCGCGGCATTGAATGCAGCCGTTGCAGGAATGGCGAAGAAGTTTGCCGCTGCATTGACTGGTACAGCCAGCCCAGAAGTGGTTACACACAACTTGAATACACGCGATGTACAAGTGACGGTGTTGAATGGCGCATCCCCATATACAGCAGTTGAAGTTGATTGGGATGCAACAACAGTCAACACAGTAACAATCAGATACAATCCCAATTTGGGCTCTGGGTATCGTGCTGTAGTAGTTGGGTGATTTGAATGCCACGTCAATTTGGTATTTTGAACGCGCCACCCTACGCATCTGCTCCCGCAGTAGGGCTAGCAGGTGATATGTATTACAACACTGCCCAAAAGATCTTGTATTTGTCTGATGGAACTATTTGGCGCGGTGGTGGTGGTTCAGGCATACCATCAGGTGGCGCAACAGGTCAAGCATTAGCCAAAAACACAGCAACTGATTTTGACGCCGGTTGGCAAACATTCAGTGGTCAATTGCTGAGTACGTACAACGGCTCAATGGATTCACTAGTCACACCTGGCATATATGTTCGCACTGCTGTTACTGGTGATCCTATTGCTGCTGGCAATAGCGTCATCGTTGAAGTGCTTGCCGGGCAGGACACCCCGCAGCAATGGCGTTTACAACGCATGACCGGCGCAACTACACCAACAAATGGTCAAGTATTCCAACGCACTACATCGTCTGGTTCTGGTGCTTGGTTGCCTTGGATACAAATAGCACCGGCATCATTGCCAAGTGCATTGATTGCTGCCGGAGTTGTGGCAGGACCATTCAGCGTTGCACAAACATCATTTGCATCTGCTGCAACATGGGGTGCAGCTGGCAGTGGCTTGCAGCCAACCATTACACCGATTGCCAATCACTATTATCGCATTCGATTCATCGTTCCACAAGTTAGTGGTATGGCAACAGGCAATGCTGTTTATTTGCAAATAGTGAAAGATGGTGCATCATTTGGACAAGTATTTGGTTACCAAGCATATTTGACTGGTGTATTGAGTGGCTTTGCGCCTGCTGTTGAATATGTTGGATCACTTGGCACTCCAGGAACACCAACTACATTTGGCATTCGTGGTTGGAGCTCTGTCGCGTCGACTGGTGCAGTGGCTTGTGAAGGTGGCCAAGGCGTTACTTGTACTATTGAAGATATGGGCATTATTGGTGGCGGTGCTGCACCAACTGCCATAATACCTGGTGGCGGCAATACTGGTCAAGTGTTACTCAAGAACAGCGCTGCTGATTATGACATGATATGGGGTGGCGACGCTGCACCGCTTGGCTTGATTGGATTCAGTGCTGGAACAGATGGTGCTAACAGAACAGCAACTGGGTTCGCTAGTGCCGTGGATCAAGGCACCATTTCAGGCATTACCATTGTGGCTGGTCGTCGTTATCGCATTCGTGTTTTTTGGCCTGGAATTTCTGCATCATATTCAGCAGGCAATGGTGCTGTTCAGGCGGCCATCAGCAGAAGTGGATCTCAACACGGTGACACAGTAGGTGGTCGAAGTGGTGTTTCTGGTTTTGGTATTTCACCTGTTATAGCTGAATGGACAGGTTCATATACAGCAGGCACTTACAATTTCGCCTGGCGAATTTGGTGTGGCGCGAGTGTCACCGGTGTTGTAACTAGTGGAACAATCATAATGACTGTTGAGGACTTAGGTGCACTAGTCTGATTGGAGTCAGCATGAAGCATGAAGAGCCAGAACAAGAGCGTGAAAGAGAATCAGATGTGCGGGATGTAGGTGACGCGCATTTGCATGAACCGCCAGACTGGTTTGATGCCGAACACCGGGCACGGCTTGAGCAGAGAGATGAGGACAATGACTGAATATGCCCCTGCGGCTATTCAGCATATGTTTGACTCACTCAATGCCGTCATCCCGCAGGCGATCATGGCCGGAATTGTTGGCGATAGTGCACATACGTATGGCTACCACCGTGGACGCAATTACGTTGGTAGCAATGATTATTCAGTTCAAACACCACCTGACAAGAAAGGCAACGGTGAGGCTGCTAGTGCGCTAGACATTTCATGGGAAACGGCACAATGGCAGTACACTGTCAGCCAGAGGCTGATGAATGCCAAGAACGATTCGCGTATGAATCCCATTCGTGAATTCTTTGGTAGCATTGACGGCCGTAATGTTTGCGGTTGGGATTACTATGGGAATTACTCTGTAACATCTGATGATTCTCATTTGTGGCATATTCACATTTCTGTATTGCGTGAGTATGCTGACAACGATGCGGCACTTCAAGGAGTGGCCGCTGTCATGACTGGTAGTTCAGGCACAGGAGGAGACTGGTTTGATATGGCTACGCAGACTGATCTTGAGAATGCAGTTCGCAAAGTTCTCAATGAGGGCACAGATGGCGTGCCATACAAAGACCGTTTTCGTCGCATGAGCAACCGTATTGCGGCACTTTTGCCCGGCGGCAACGCAGATGAGTCTGGCGCAAAAGGCCCAGATCGCCTTGAGCTTTTCAAGGCACTGTTCAATTCAGGCTCTGCGCCGCGCATGGATCCTGACACCGGCACGCCGACCATGGATTCCCCAGCTGTCCCAGGCAATTACTTGGCATATGCTGATGATCGCGTCACGCAGAAGATGGCGTCTGTGTTGAACAAGCTGGACGCCCAACAAGCCGATCTTGATTTGATCAAAGCCAATTTGGGCATCGAATGACAGAGTATGCGCCAGCTGCAATTCAACATATGTTTGATACGTTGAATGCGGCTATTCCGCAAGCGGTCTTGGCTGGTATTGTCGGCGATAGCGCGCACACATATGGATATCATCGCGGCCGCAACTATGTTGGCAGCAATGACTATTCCGTGCAGACGCCGCCAGACAAAAAGGGCAATGGTGAAGCCGCCAGCGCAATTGATCTCTCTTGGGAACAAGCCAGCTGGCAATATACGGTGAGTCAACGATTGCTCAACGCCAAGAATGATTCACGCATGAACCCAATACGTGAATTCTTTGGCAGTGTAGATGGAATCCATGTATGTGGCTGGGATTACTACGGCAACTACTCAGTCACATCCGATGACTCTCATCTGTGGCATATCCACATATCGGTCCTGCGTGAATATGCCGACAATGACGCGGCGCTGCAGGGTGTCGCCCAAGTACTCATTGGTAGCACACAGCCGCCACCATCGACAGGAGATTGGTTTGATATGGCTACTCAAGCAGATCTGGAAACAGTGGTGCGCAGAGTGCTCAATGAGGGCACTGGCTATGGCACATCAGGTTGGGCAAAGACCAACCAGAACATGTATGACCGCACTGGCGATATCATCAACAAGCTCAATGCGATGAAGAGCCAGATCACATCTGAGGCCCAGATGAATCGTTGGGGTGATGGACGCGACGTGCCGCCTGGAAGCGATACTCATCCATGGAACCTCAAGGTTGTTCGGCAACTTTGCCTCGACATTCTGGCGGCATTGCCAGCTGAGTGAGTCCGGATGGGTAACGACTACACTAGAGTTCATCGTGAACTCAACAGTACGTTGGGTAGGGCCACAGACTATAGCTGTGCAATTTGCGGGAAAGAGCCTGCGGACCATTGGGCATATGACCATCTAGACCCAGATGGGCTTGTGGCTGTTGACGGCAAGGTATACAGCGAGGATATGGCTCATTACAAGCCACTGTGTGCTAGTTGTCATCGCAGGCTTGACTACCAGTATGAAAAGCATCATGTTGCGCAGCGTACCTACAGATCTCTTGATGTCGAGAGATGGGTCGGGGTGCTGCCAGAATCACCATACGAGCAATGATGATTCTGCGCACCAGCGCAGAACATTCATATATCAAATGAAGGAGGTGAAGCCTCTGGCCTCACCGCACCAGGTGTAGTGCGTCTGTCGAACGTGCGTTCGAACCAACTGACCGGGGTGGTCTGTCGAACGCACGTTCGGCGCATTTCGGACCTAGCACGCCTATCGGACCACCCCGCAGAAACGCTGGGCTTCATCAGTGCGAGCACCAGCTCGGGCAGCCCATCCCAATGATCACATGACAAGACCTTCCAGCACCAATGATTCATTGGCCCAAGCCTTTTCCTACTAATCCTATAGAATCAGCCTAGCGCCTGCCTAACAAGATCGACTAGCTCCGCAGTAGGGTAACGCTGCTGACAGCTGTACTGCCGTTAGGAGCAGCCTCAGGTACCGTAGCG